GTTATAAACCTGAAGCCTAGTGTTGGTATTTTCCATCACGACACACAAATTCCACCACGCATTGTGATTGAGTGTAGCGTACTGATAAGCCAACCCACCTGAGCGATACGCAAAACAATCTACGCGACTCGCGTTAAATAACCGCACCCCTAGTCCAGTAGTGCCTACACTAGAATCAAACAGGTAATCGACAACCGCCCCAGCAAACGAGGGCCGCACCATTATCCATAGGGATAGATTAGATGCCGCACCTAATGTTCTGGCGGCGCCTGCAACATTGACATAATCATCACTCCCATCAAAATCCAGCGCCCGCCCATACGGCCCCACAACCCAGTCGGTCGCCGGGTCCATGTTCGTCAAGGTGCCGTGGTTGCCGTGGCCGGACAAGTCGTAGACCGTCGACCCGCCGCCCTCTTGCATGGTCCAGCAGCCCACAAGCCCGTTCCAGAGTTGCGGATTGCGGCTGTCGGAACCGCGACCGCGGGCGATGTTCAGCATCTCGGGAAATCTTGGAGGCCCAAGCGCTCGCACTACTGAGATTCCTCGTTGTAGGGGAAGATCGACAATACGTTGCCCGAGGCGCCGAGATTCTGCCCGCACTCATTTACAATGCAGGCGCGAAATGCCATCGGCGAAAGCCGCACGCCCAACACCTGTAAATTCTGGTCGGCATCGTTGGCGCTCACCACAAACAGACCGTGCAGGGTGTTGGCCCCCGGCTCGCTGTCGGCATCTGCGTCCCCATCGTACCCGTCGAAGTACTTGCTGTTATCCAGCTTGTAGAAGAGGTGTAATTCAAGGGTGCCGTTCGCGTCGGGCGCGGCGGCGAAGTCGTCTATGAACAGCCCGAAATCCGCGAATCGGAACTGGTTGGTGTAGTTGTCATAGTCCGCGCCATCAACGGCAAACGCGCCATCGTTCAGGCTGTTGAGTTCCGCGGCCATCAACATCGCCGAGGTTTCGCGTTCCCAGATTATTTTACTGGCCATCTTTCAGTCTCCTCCGGGCCTCTGCCACCCACCCCGGGCGGATTCGCGATTCCCCGTGTTGCGCCGCCCAACTCGTTTTTCGTTCCGCCAGGGGCAGCACTGCGTCGCTGTCTGCCTTACCGATCGCCTTGGCCCCGACAAGCCTGCCGAAGACCCCTCGCAGCCGCTCGTCCCCCAGGTCCAAGCCGCCGCCCTGCTCCTCCGGCACCGCAAGCCATTTCAAGATTCGGGCAACTTCCGTATCGGTCTCGGAAAGCGTTTCGAGTTTTCGCAAAAAGGCGTCGGCCTCGCCGAACGTGGAAAAGCACTCTTGCAGAATCGTCCGCTCGTCAATCCGCCGCGAATAGACCTCGGGCACAGTCTTTGCACTCAGGGCCACAGCCGCTTCGGCGTCGGACAGATGATCCATCTCGCCCTCCGCGAGCTTGTTTATCAGTTCTGCCAGCAACTTCGCGCTGATCGTGACTCCGTGTATTGCCACGTCAAAGACCCTCCCTGTTCTGTATCCTCACCACCTCGCTAACCGCCCACACCAGCCCCACGCGCTCGCCGCTCCGCCCACCCGCGAACCACCTGCACTTCCACTCGTCCGGCGGCGGAATATCCATTTACAACGCATCATTTCCCCCTCATCTGCCACAGCCAAAACGTGTTCACCCCAAGCAAAATGACCGCCACCACCACCGCCAACGCCTGCCAGTCTAATCCCGTACTTATTGTCAAACTCCAATTGCCCAAACTATCGCCGCCCCGGCCACCGAAACGAGCAAGCTAATCACCGCGCCAATCACCACACGATACCGCAGATGAATGCCACCCAGTGACTTCTCCACCACTGCCACCCGAGTCTTCAGCCCCGGGTGGTCGCCGTTGCCCGGCTGGCCGTCAAGTTCCAGTTCCAGCAGAGACAGCCGCCGCTGCGCCGGGCCACATCGCTCCTGCAACATCGCGTCGATCCGCACCACAGTAGCGTGGATCTGGTCGACCTTCCTTTCCAGAGCCGTCGAACCGCTCATCTGCTTACCTCCTAGCTCATGTAACGGTAGGTCTTGACCACCACCCCGTACTCCACCGTGGCGTTGCCTCCAGCCCCTTTGACGAACACCGACTTGATGCCCATGTGAAACAGCCGAAACATCACATCCTTCCCCTTGGCAACCTTGAAAAAGTCGCCTGAGGCATGTAGCCCCGGGATGTTCACCAGCGCCGCCTGCGTGGAGGTCGCGGGCACCCTCACCATAAAGGTCGTGCAACCGTCGGTGTCCACGTAGACGTTCTCGCCCGTGGCGTCAACGGTCGTAGATCCTGCCGTAGCCATCGTTTATCTCCCAAAGTTCTAGTAGTCTTGTCCGTGCGCGCTCATTCCCATCGCATAGCCAATCCCGGACATCTCGGCATCCGCCGCCGCCGGAGTCGGTTCATACGCCAGAATCGGAAACGCGCCATTAAGTTCCTGCCAGTCGCCACCTGCGGAAAAATCCCAGGCAATGCCCGCCGTGTAGACATCGTGGGTTTTGTCAAACAGGTCGGAAATGTTGGTCTCTTCGTTGAGCACGGCCGCATCCGTACCCTGCGTTGCCGTGTCCCCGGCTTGCTGCACCCACCAGCAGTTGGTGGGCGTGTCGCCGGTGACGTGGTTGGCGATGTAGCCGGCGTTTACGGGGCCGTCGGCCATAACCGTGGCAACCGAAAAGCAATCGGAAATTGTTCTGGGCGTGGTATGAAAGCCAACAATTCCGCCGGCCGCGCCGGAGGGGCAGGAGATCGTGCCACTGGTCCAACATCTGGACACGGTGGAGGTGTCCCCCGAGATCCCACCCGCCTCGTGGCCATCGGTGCATGTCACGTCGGCGGTACAGTAGCAGTTTGATACCGTACCCGTGCCCCCCTGGCCGAGAAGCCCGCCAACCGCGCCGTCGTAGCCGCTGACCGAGCCGCCCACCACACAGCAATTAGAGATGTTGCCCGCAGCCAGCACGCCAACAATCGCACCCACATGCCCAAAATTGCCGCCGCTGCCCACCACCGCGGGATTGACCAGCCTAAGGTTGCTGATCGAGCCGCCTGTCGAACTGTAGCCAAACAGACCGGCGCAGAAGTCGGAGGTGAAATCGATGGTGAGATTGTGGATCGTGTAGCCTTGCCCGTCAAAGCTGCCCGACCACAGCCCGTTGGGGTTCAGCAAATAGCCGACGGGCGTGAAGTCCCCTTCCGCCTCCGACCAGTCGAGGTCGTTGGCCAGCACGTAGTCGGCCGACGGGTCGACGTTCATCGCCTGCAGCTCGGCGTTGGTGGTGATCTGCGTAGCCATCAGGCCCTCTCCGCCGCTGCCTGCAGCTTGGTTGCGATGTCCTGCAGCCGCGCCTGCTCCGCGGCTTTGAAAGCCGGTTTCTCAGCGTCGTCGGTCATCTTTCGCCGCAGTTCGAGAAGGTGGTCACGCATCTGGCCGGGGCCGATGTTCTCCAGGTGCCGGTCGATCTCCGCCACTCGGGTGCGCAAGTGGTCCTCCAGATCCGTCGCCAACACGGCCTCGATGCGTCTACGCGATGCCACCAGCGAAGCGTCCGACATTTGCGTTTCTCGCTTTTTGGTAAAAGAAAACGGGGCCTGCAGGCCACAGACCTACAGACCCCGTCTGTGCTCCGTCATTCAGAGTCAGGTCATGCGCCGCTGCCGGGAAGATCGAGTTGACTACCCGTAAGCCTTGGCGCAGCCCTCCTCGTTTCGGACCTCAACGGTGTACTCGCCGACCACCATGCCCTTCTCGGCGTCGCCGGTACGCGCCACCGGCACGTACTGGAAGGACCGGCCCTGCAGCGGGACCACGTTGACACGCTCGCGCGACAGCGCCATCACCGACTTGCTGGGCATCCAGCGGCTCATCACCACCGGAATATCCCCAAAGCTGGAGCCGAACAGGGTGACCTTGTTGCGGAAGGTCTGATCGGTGTTCTCCAGCCGCAGGCGGCTGGTGTTGAAGGTGTCGATCAGGATCGCCCACAAGGGGTCCGCCACGATCAGGTTCACGTCGGTGGCACCATACGAGTAGGCGTTGTAGACCACGTCGTTCAGACCGGCCGCCGTCAGCGTGGCAACGCTGGTGGAGTTGGTCGTCAGGAAGTCCCAAATGCCCTTCATCGTGCGGTAGGCCGACGCAGAGCCCAGCGTGTTGCCGCTGGACTTACCCATGATCACCGCCTTCTCCAGATCGCGAACCGCTTCCTTGGTGCGCTGGAGCTTCTGGTAATCGAACTCGTTCGTGATCCCGCCCAGCTGAGTAACCGCCTGCGTGGTGCCGGACACGATGATGTCCGACTTCATGATCTCGCAGTAGTTGGTCACCCGGCTCCGCGGACGGCTGATGTCCGCAGCCACGTCGGCGCCTTCCAGGGCGGTCCGACTGATGACCGTAAACGTCTCACCCGCCACGACAGACGCGATGGTCGTGCCGTACTGAGCGCGGGCAAAAGTGACCGTGTTGCCGGCCGAGGCGGTTACCCGCAGGTACTCGCCGGTGCCGTTACACTTCACCTGGGCGCCGACGGGGATGAAATCACCCACCGCGTCGCCGTTGCTGTGTACCGCCAGAGAGGTCTGGTTGGTTGAGTTGATCATCGTCCCCGACGCAGTCAGCGTGTCGGGAGTCAACTTGTCCTCCAGCCACTCGTGCAGCACATTTGCCGCCGGGTACGGGGCATCCCCCAGAGCCGCCAGCAGAGGCGTGTCGCTGGGGCTGATCATCGACACCAGATTGGCTACGTCCTCGGCAACGCCGTTGAACACGCCATCGTCGTAGATCGCCTTACCAGTAAACGTACTCACTTGTTACCTCCTTCGACGCTCTCTGCTGAGATGCGCCGGATTCACTTGGTTGACTTTTCAAGCTCGGCTTCGCGTTGTTTCACGACCCGTGCTTGGCGTTGAAATTCCAGAATGTGTTGGGTCTCCCCGGTACTCTGCGCACGCTTCTGCAGGGCATCCAGCTTCTTGCGCTCCTCCTCCAATTCCGTAGCCTTGCGGCTATACGAGGGAGAACCTCCTCGCGAGTTGCTGCCGCCGCCGGGCAGTTCCGACTGCAACAGGTAGTCCGGCAGCAAGTCCTTGACGTTCTCGGCAGTAATGTCCATCAAGAGATCCTTCGGACCCCTGATCCGCCAACGCGGCCCCTTGCCGTCGTCGTAGTCGTCGTACTCGATCAACGGCAGAAGATAACGATAGCCCACCGTCTGGTCGTGACACTTGGCGTCAGCCAGCGACCCACGCAGTTGGGCATCCCGTTCGCTTTCCCGCCGTTCCTGATCGGCCCGCTCGCGACGCTTCCGTTCCTCCTCAAGCTGCAACTTAATCCCCTCAATTTCCAGCTTGTGGCGTTTGCGAATCTCCTCCAGCTGGTCCTCCGGGTCGTCGGGCCGCGGCTTGAGCTTTTCCAGCTGCTCCTGCATCTCGGCCATCTCAGCCTTGAGGGCGCCCATCTCCTTTTCCTTCTCCGCAAGACTCTTCTTGTTCTTGCGGGACATCTCCTGCCGCATCCTCGACAGTTGCTCCTCGTACTCCTTCTTGGTGAGAGTCGGCTCGTCGCCGGAGTCGCCACCGTCGCCGGGATCTACCGGATCGACTGGGTCGCCGTCCCCGCCGCCGTTTCCATCACCGCCGTCCGGAGTCAGAAACACTCGCGGAAACACCAAATTGCCAAACACACGCGAAACAAACATCGAAACGCTCCTCACCTGGCTTGGGGTAGGCAGTGCCAGTTACTACCACCCGGCTTACCGGGGCCGGTCCCCGTACCTGCGTAAACAGCCGCAGTTGCCGCCAACCTCCCAAAAAAGACAGAGCCAGCAAAAAAAAGCAGTGCGATGGTGCGGCACCGCACTGCCGTTCTTGCTGGCTCACCACTGGCCGGTTGGCCGACCGACCAGAGGCCGTCTTTTGGTTGTCGCCCCGGCAGCTATGCCACCGCCGGTTCCTGATCACCGTTTCGACTTCCCCGCCCCAGGAGAGTGGGGGAAACCGAACCGAAATTCATTGCTGCTTGTAGTTGTCCGCCCAGGCGAGATGCCCCGCGCTCGATCTCTTCCTCGACCTTTTGGCGGAATTTCTGAGAGTCCTTGGTAAACAATTTCGCGGTGAGTTTCTTTTCCATTGCCTTGAGCGCGCTTTCGCTGGTCAGCGTGGCGCGGGCCTCGGTTAGCATCTGGAACTCAAGCAGAAAATCATCTACACCAAACTCTCTCGGATAAGTTATAGTGGCATCTACGTCTGTATTCCACCATTTCCCGACCAGTCGGTGGACATCCCGCTCTGCCTTCTCCAACAACCCGGCTTTACCGGCCAAAGACTGGTTGGTCTCGTTGAACTCAAAGGCGTACGCGATGCCGCTGGTAGCCTCGCGAACCCCCAGCAATCCAGTGGAACCCCCCATCTTAGCGAGACGGTAGATCTCGTCCCGCGCCCGATCAATCTGCTTGCCAATTAGCATCAGCGGCGTCTCGCCGGGAGTCAAAAACGCCGGAGGATCGGCCCCCTCCTCGTACTCCAGCACGTTGTATTGTGAAATCTCAACCGGCGGGTCGTTCTCGGTCCGCTGCATGGTAAGGATATTCAGACAGCGGTTGTAGATCTCCTCGTCTGCCATCGAGGACCAGTTCAAGATCGCCAGGTTGATGTCCGCAATGTCGCGCACCGCCGAAAGGCCCATCCAAGAATGGTCCAGGTCGACCTCGTTACGCAAGATCACCAGCGGCACCTCGCCCAGCTCGTGGTCGCCGCCGTCAACCCGTTTGGCGTGAGAGGACTCCTGGTCCTCGTGGTCCTTAACTTGGAAGAGTTCCCAGTTGCCGCGGGTCCAGATGAGAAAGTGTCGGACATCGGTATCCACCGGAGTCCGCCAGTTGCGGTTCTGCGGGCGGACCACCTCCAGCTTGACCCACTCAAACTGGTCCCGGTCGTTGAGTTCCCAGTCGAGGATCTGTGATGCCCGCACCAGCGTCAGGTAGGGACGGTGATCGGCGGCCTTCTCGTCCGCGCGGGTAGGGTAGCCGCCCTCGGGAGCCTCAGGCAGGTCGACCAGAATACCGCAGTGGCCGCCCACCATCGCAAACGTCTCGGCCATTTTCATCAGCAGCGGATAGCCAACCCCCGAGCGGGTGGCATCAGCATAAAAGCCGGCAAAGTCCTCTTTCAGCTTTCCTCCCACCTCACGAGTGATCCCACTCTCGAACAGGTAGGCCACAAACAGGTCAACGATCGAGGCCACATAGTTGTAGTAGTAGCCCCGCTTGAGCCGCTCCTGGTACACGTCGTTGTGCTCGCGGACGTGCTTGTGGATGTAACTGGCCATGTCGCGAGCGAGATAGCAATTGACGTATTTCAGCCACTTGTCGCGGTTGGCCGCGTAGTCGGGATGCTCGTAGCAGAGCGCCTCAGCATCGTCCAGCCGATCCAGCGAGGTAACCAGCGCAGCGCCGTCACCCTGGGCATAATCCAGCAGCTGGTTGCTACCAACAGCAGGGTTTTCGGTAGTTGGGGTGTCGTCGCTCACTACTTTGATCTGCTAAGATACGCGAAGATCATGTCGGGACCAACCAAGTCCCGGCGGTACAACTTGCCGTCCCGGCGAAAGTACACAACGCAGTGCGGAATCGCCCCGCCCACTCGCAGCACGCGGGCAAGCTCGGGCCGCTTGTCGATGTCGACGTACGCGTAATGCCCCTGTCTCTCGAACTGCGCCTTGTGGCGACAAACCGTCTTGCAAGGCCCACACCAACTGGCGCCGACCAGCACAAACAGCGGGCGCCCGCTCTTTACCGACGCAACGCGGGCAATCTCGTAGGGGTCTTGAGACCGCTTGATCTGTTTGGGAGCAGTCGGACGAAACATCCTGCCCAGCCACTCGCCGCCGTATCTCCGCCGCACATCGTCGCGCAACCACTCGGTGTCGGCCGACTGGTGAAACCTGCGGAGGTACGACTCGCCCGCCTGCTGCCAGATCTGAGGATAGCGGGCGGCAAGCTGTTGGGAGAGTCTTTCCATCCGCTCGATCTGCCAGCGGACAAACGCCTCCAGCTGTCGACGGTCGTAGTTGCTATCGTTCCGCTCGACCACCGCCAGCAACACCAGAGCATAGCCCGCCCCGTCCATCGCCTGTGAAAGCCCGGCAGAAATCTCCCGCCCCAGTTCCACCGAGGCCGCGTAGTCGTTCACGTCCGCCGACCACTCGTCAACCACAAACAGAGGCTCGTTTTGCCACCACTGCTGCATCCGGATTAGGTGGGTCGAGTATTCAGATCCCCGCAAGGACCGAGGGACGTGACGGGCAACCTGCGAGAGTGTAACCCGCGGTTCGCGAAAGACGGCCGCCCGTCCGCCGAGGACGTAGGCCGCGTTCCACTTTCCGGTCCCACCCGCAAAGCGGTTGCGCACATCGCTATTGATGTCGTGCGTGAGTTCGTGCGCAGCCAGTGGTATCCCGTGCCCGTGCACCGGCGCGGCTCGGGTATGCGAGTAAACGTCAGCGTAGACCGAGCCGTATGTGGTATTCGCCGAGCGAACTTGTGGCACCTGAACCCACTGAGGCTCAGGCGCCGCAGCCATAAAGATCAGACAGAGAACAGCCCCGTACACGCGCTACCTACTCTTCCTTCTGGCAGCCTTCCTGACCACCTTCTTGGGCACCACCACGACCTCTTCCTCCCCCTCGTCGTCGTCAAAGCGGTCGCGAATCCTGCTTGCCACGCGGGCGGCAGCAGCTACAGCGCTGGAGATCGTGGGCGACAGTACGGCGGCTACCTTCTCAGCAATCAGCGGGTCACCGCTCTCGCGCTTGTCACGGAGGTCCTTGAGCACGATCAGCAGCAGCACACCGCCAAGCCCGAAAAAGAGGAGCAGGCGGGTAGCGGAAGAGCGCTCGTGGAACCGCGACCTAAGGCCCTCGATGCGATCGTGAAAACGGCCTTGCAGCCCGTCCGGATGGTCAAGCTCAAAGCCCACACGAGATCCCCGCCTTAGCTGGCGGACCTCGTAGAGCAGTGCATCCAGCCGCTGGTTGGTCCCCGAAGAGTCGCCGAACAAATCGCTGCGGGGCAAGTTCTGGTACATCTGCCCCTGCTGTAGCTGCCCAATCTGTTCGTTTTGCCGCTGGTCCTTGCGGTCCTGTTGATGCCGGTAGGGCAACAACCGCCAAGCGCCTTGCTTGGGCTGCGCCTCTGAGCGCGGCGGGCACTGGACCGGCTTGGCGTGGTTGGCCCTGGCCGTCCGCTGCGCTTTCGACTGCCGAGCGAGGTGCTTGTGTAGTGCCTGCACCGAGCAGGCCCTCCCCTGCCGCGCGAGGTCGTCACGTCCCCAGAGTAGCCCCACGATCTGGTTGGAGCGGATGTCGATCAGCGCCGATCCGCTGCGACCGCCCGCCGGGGGCGGAGCAAACAAGAGGTCGCCGTTGTGGCCGTAGCCGACCACGTGGCCCTGCCAGGCTGTCGCCCAACCAGCGCCGGGGCACCCCGCCGAATGGATCGTATCGCCCGCCCGCATTCGCCAGTCTCGGGGCGCGACGGGAATCGCCCTGGGCAGCAGGCCGTCAAAATGCCTCGCGTCGATGGCCACCACCGCAGCGTCGACCTCGCCGTTGCGAACCCGCAGGACCACCTGGCCGGGGACCTTTGCAGAGACAAAACCGCGTCGCCAGAATTCGCAGTCGACCCGAGACTTGCTGCCAACCACGTGGGCATTAGTGAGTACAAACACCCGACCCTGGCTAATTTCAAACACGCAGCCGCTGCCACAACCCGAGATCCGGCAGACCGCCTCGTAGCAACGGTCCAGCGATGTCGGCTGGGTTTTGGTGGGCTGCTGTGCTGTGGTAACAACGGCCGTCACCGACCAGAGCGAGACCGTCATCCAGAGCACGAACAAACACACACCGAGTCGTCTCATTGGTACTTTTCCTCCAAACGACTTGCTTGCTCTGCCGTCGAACAGAGCGTAAATTGATACTCGGCCACCTCAGGCCACGCAAAATGGTTGGGGATCGTGCCCGCGTCCGCGAGTCCCTTCTGCGGGTCGTAGCCACCAGCACGCAGTGCTCTAGATACCGCCCCTGAGCAAGTCGGCTGCGAGCCGTTAAGCTCGTCGTCGGCGGGGGCAGGGAACAGCAACCGCACGCCCACTAGGTAAGCCACCGCAGCCTGAAACAGCATTCCCCAGCCATACTTGGTGCCCGCCAAGCGGACCATCACGTCGAGTGTCATATCCGCGTCAAAGAGGTGGCTGACCCGGTAGATATCCCAGTGGCCGGGGTTCTGCCGGACCTGACTGGAGAGAGTCACCACCCGGCCCCCGCCCTTGCTCTGCAGGGTTTCTAGCAGTACCAGCATCCCCCGATACCAGTCACACATCCCAACGTGGGCGTATCGCTGCCAGGGCGCAGCCCCCGGAGAGCGCGCCGCGATAGCAATCCTCTGGTTAGAGAGTTTCCAGACCGGGCGGTATAGCGCCAGATCCGCCGGGAGGACCTCGTTGCGGACCTCGCTGTAGACTCGTGGGGAGATTTTCACCAAACACTCCAACAGTGGACCACGCACACAATTGTACCCCCACTTTTCCTAAACATCCACCTGCAGTACATTCTGCGCATACTTTCAGAGTAACTTATTGGCGCCAATAACTCGGAACGGGGGCCGTCAGATGCCCGCCAGACGACGGCCGCGGTAGACCCGCCGGGACTTGTACTTGTCGGAAAACAGGCACATTCGCGTGGCGTCCGACGTGTGGTCGTGCTCCTTCTCGGGGTTCCCCGAGCGATCCGGGCGGCCGTCAGCACGGATCGGCCAGGAGTACTTGCCCCACTCGGCGATGGTGTAGATACACTCGTGCCATACGTAGAGCATCGGTTCTTCTTTGGGTGGAAACCCCCGTAAGAGGGAGTTGATAAAGTCCAGCCCCATGTTCACCGAGCCGCGTCCCTTGCGCGCGGCGCGGGTGCGGACGCCGTGCGACTTCAGCTCTAGCCGGTCCTGCGCGTCCCAGTCGGCGTAGATGACCTCGCTGGACAGATACCCCGGCGACTGCTTGATCGCCGTGGCGTGGTCCTTGATCAATTTCTGCTCGGCGACATACTCGTAGAACAGCAGCCACGCCCCGTGGTTGGGGATCTGCGCAAATTTCAGATAGACAAAAGGGTGCCCAGGGCTGGAGCCAAAGTCCAACCCTGAGATCCGATGCCAGGACAACTCGGGGCAGGCAAAACCGCACAGCGTGTGCAACTTAGGCGGCGTCATAATGTGCCGAGAACCAAAGTCAGGAAACACCAGCTTGTGGCGCGCCGGACGGAGGTTCAACCACTCGGTCTCGAACGCCTCGCGGTCCAGCAGCCGGACCTTGTCCACAAAATCGTCCACAGCAAAGTAGCCGTCGCAGTGGTGCGCCCGCCCTTGGCAGAAGGTATAGATTGGACAGTCGCCGTGCGCGGGATCACCCTGGCAGCGGCGCGTGCATTTCTGCAGCGTCTCCCAGATGTTCCACTCGTAGACCTCGATCCCCTTCTCGGCCGCCGTGTCGAGCATCCGTTGCATCACCCCGTCGATCCGCTGCCGCGTAGACGTGAATACGTTCTGGCCACGGACGCCCAGGCGCTCGTCCGACTGGGCCATCGACAGCCCAATCTGCAGAACGTGCCACTCCATCTCGTCGATCTCGTCCAGCCGACTCTTGCTAGGGTGCTGACCACGAAGCCCCTTCTCGCTGGCGGTGATCACCTCCAGTCGGGACCTGCTGCCAAACACGGTGCGAGACTTGAGCGAGTCTTTCTCGATAAACAGCGGGCGACCGGTGATCGACTGGTAGCGGTAGGAGAACTCCTGAAACCAGTCCAGCGCGCAGAACTCGCGAAAGTAGCGGTAACACTTCTCGGCCTGATCCTTAATCGCCCCAGCGCTACAGATCTCACACCCAGGCTTGAAAACCATGTCGAGATGGTTCAGCAAAGCTACAGCGTACGTGTTATGCGTCGGGATAAGGCATCTGGTCGCGAGGTATAGGTGTGACGGGTGGCCCACGCCAATGCACCGTACAGGGACCGACTTGACGGGCCGCACCTCGCGAATTTTGTGGCGCAGTTTGCGAGAGGAGAGTCTCCACCGGTCCCGCTTCCTCGACAGGTGGAACGGGTTGAGTTCCTCGGTGGGGCAGAAAGTCACCCGGTAGCGATCTTTGGTCTTCTTCCCGTTGCAAGATCCGGGCCCTTTCTCGTAGAAATTCGGCTGTGCCCCTAGCGACCCCACCAAGAAATGGACACCTTCCGCCAGCGGGCGGTCTGTCGAGTCAAACTCACACCGGCATCGCGTTGCGGCAATTGTGCCGTCAGTGTCCATCAGACCGCAGAGTAATTCATACCTCTGCTCTGCGGAGGCAAAAAGGTACTCGTCTGGGATAAATTTAACACCGCCTTTTCTGGGGCAGGAAGAAAGCCCCGCCCGGTAGAACGTCTCAAGAAGGCAGGACAACTTGTGGGCATGCGGGTAATGCTTCGTGTAATCTTGCACGTTTGGCCATAACTGCCGTAAGCGAGCAAGAATCTCATCGTCCCACGTATAGACGAGATTGTTGTACCGACAACCGTCTCCCAGCCAAGCCCCCAACACGTACGGATGCACAGGCAGTTCGATAGGGTCAAACTCAAGCGGCGCGCAGAGAGGAATCCAGTAGTGGTACTTGTACCCAATCCTGGCAGGATTTTGCAGAGCCCGAAAAAGTTCCCGAGTTGTCATCAGCTGGGGGGCATCCTTTTTCACGTGCTGCACAAACCACAAGTGCTCAGCATCCGCAGTAACCGTAACCTTGTCGAAAACCACCTCGTAGCACTCGTGGTTCTCAAAAATGCCACTTACAGTGGTCACCGGAGCAAGTTTGCCGTCGGGGGCAAACACAAAGTCCCCCACACAAATCTCCCCCATCGTAGACCAGCCGTCTGCGGTAAGAATCTCCGTGTCCAGCGCGAGTGCCTTGCCACCAGATCGATTAGCAAACCCCAGCGCATTTTTCGTACGCTCAAAAAACAGATCAGCAAGAAACTGAAACGGCGAACGGTGGCCCGGCGTAAGCACCTTCTTGGGCATGCGGATGCCGTACGCCGCCTGAATAAACGAGTCGAGATCCTCGTCCGTCTTGGGCGGATGGGCAAAGTTGCCGTATCCGTCGAGTTCTAGAAAGTGCTCGACGATCAGCCGATCGAGTTGCTCCCGAAAGGGGTCGTTCGTCATGCTCTCGGCGGCCCCGCCAACTGCTGTCTAGTTTTCAGCTCCGACTCCAGGATCTTGGCCAGCGCCGCGCGTTTCTCCGGCGGAGTGTTATCGTAGAGTTCTTTCAGATCGCGCACGTCCTCAATGGTAAGCTGGCGAGACTCGGCAGGAGCGTCGTCCGCGGGACTCGGCGGGCGTCGCTTTTTCGATCGCCGCAAACCGGACAGCTTTACCAGCTTGTGAATCTCGCCCTGCACCCGGGCGAGCACGATCACCGCATCGCGAAGGTTGGCCGGTTTCAGACCCGAGTCGAATCGCCGCTTGAGATCCTCCTCGGTACAAGGACTGCCATCAGCGCCCACCAGATGGGGGCAGAGGCGGACGATCCCCGTCACGTGGTAGAACGCCTTGGCGTAGATGATCTCCCAGTGGGTCAACCTCTCGATGTCGCTGGCAAACAGGTCCTCCAGCGCGGCCACACACTCGTCCTGAGGAACTAGATCCAGATGCCGCATCTCGGGGTTGTCCAGCGGACGCACGAGGCTAGTCCCCGGCTGGCCCTCCTGCTGCCTGGCCAAGTTCTCCCAATCGTGGTAGGGGCACCCTTCTCGGCAAGCAAAGTCGGCGCGGGACCACGAGCGGACGGTCTGGTAGACCGAGGGGTTAGAGCCGATGGCCTCGGCGGTCCTCCGCCAGCTGCGGGTGCGAAACCAGACCTCGTAGGCCCGGCGGTGGTCCTCGGCGGTGTACTTTTGTGCCCGCTTTTTCTGCTTGGTCTCCCCAGGAGAAAGTGGAGGAGGGGGAGGGTTTGGTGGTGACATGTGGAAATCTCGGTGCAATGATCGTAAGAACTTACTACCTAAGTCTACGAGGAATGCACAAAATTTCCACTATCGGGCGACGAGGGTCACGGGAATGAGGGCAATTTCGCTGACCCAGGAGAGCGCCCGCAGCAGGTCGTAGAGGTCCTGCACCGCGCCGTTGTGCGAAAAGAGGATGTCGTAGTGGCAGTCGCCCAGGTTGGTGACCGCCAGAATTTCCCCCGTAGTCGGGGCGAGATGAGAAAAGAGGTACTCAAGCAGCGGTGGGGAGAGTACAGGCATCGAGTAGTCGGGCTTGTCCAACCGCATCCGAAAGGCAGTCTGGACGTGCTCCTGGGCCAGGGTGGTGGCCTGCTGGACCGGCTGGTGTGGGGTCTCCGGGGGCTGGTAGGTCTTGGGCGCCGCTGCCGCTGCCGCCAGTTTGGGATCGGCAGCGACCCGGTCCTCCAGCATCTTCTTGGCCCGGTTGATCACCCGACTGAGGTGGTTGGGGTGGTAGGCAGTGACCCGAGAGTACCCGATCTGGTCCTTCTTGGGCCGCTTGCGATCCACCTCGTCCAGATGCTGCAGCAGGTCCTCGACCCGCGTACGGTCAAAGCGGAGGATACCCTCGGCAATGCAGGAGTCCACCAGGGCGTCGAGAATCGGTACCTGCCAGTCGGGGACGATGGTGGTCATTCGAGGGCATCTCCGGCCACTTGTTGCATCTCGGAAAGAGGCACAGCGCTGCATAGGTCATCGAGGCAAACCCCAATGATCATTGTGCGCTTGCCTCCATCGCACGGGCGGAGGAACAATTGTACTGCGAAAGGCAATTCATAATGCGTCGTTGGGTTCATCTTGGTCATCGGTCATCCTCTATGCCCAGCCACCAGAAAACCTCGTCCAGCGAGAAGGGGCGAAGCTGGCCCAGCAAGTGATAGGCGCTGTCCACACCCACATCCATCCGGCCGTAATGGTCGCGGAGCATCCGCCCCGCGTATCCTACCGCTCGATCCCCGAAGGCGGCAAAACGATCGAGTTGCTCTGCCGTCATTGCCACCCCCCGTGGCGGTCGGAGGTTGCCGTGTGAGTGCCCGTGCAGGTGAAACGAGCCGTTGCTACTCCCGCACCAAGTCAGCAGCGGGTAGTGGCAAAGATGAAATTTCTTGCCGCCAAACTTGCGGACCACCATTTGCTGGTACGACGAGCAGTGTCTAGCCAGCGAGTTGGCGTCGTGGTTGCCCGCCACCAGATGCAGTTGCACACCCCGGCGGATGCGGTTTCGGTAGTGGCCCGCACGGGACGCCCGCCAGCAAAAGTCACCCAGATGCCAAAGTTCGTCCCCACCCCGCAGCACCGAGTTCATCTGCTCGAACAGATGCTCGTCCATCTCCTTGGTATCGGCAAACTGTCGGTGTCGCTGGTGGGCGAGTATGCCGCCGTGGCCAAAGTGGGTATCCGCCGTAAACCAGATCATTTCTCGGCATCCAGATAGTATCGGTAGTTGCCGTTTACGACCACATCCCTCGGAAACCGATCCCAGGAAAACGTCAGCCCCAGCCGATCCAGCAGACAGTGGACCGCCGCCGGATTACCCACCAAACTCTCGTAGGTCACCACCGCGCAGTTGATCTGATGCTGGTGTAGCCCGTGAAAGATCCTCGTATACGCCCACTGGATGCGGCGCTCGGCCTGGGCCAAGTGCGTAACCCGCCGGGTGCGAACCTGCGATGCCTTGGTGGCGTAGGCATCGCGGACGGTGACCACCGCAAAGATCTCTTTGCGCCCCGCACGGACCAGTCGCCGCTTGATCGCCCCGATGTCCGGCCACTTAAACAGGTGGCCATGGGGAAAGCTGCGGCGAAAGACGATCGGGCCCTCGTTGGGAAAGTTCTCAACGTCAAACGCCTGATGGTGAACGGCCTCTCCGGCGCAGCCGCCCGCGATCAGCAGGGCGGTGACAAATTTCGTCCCCGTCCGCTCGGGGCCAAACACCAGAAATGCACGTCGATTAGTAGCCAACTACAACTCCAGTCGGCGAATCAGGCGGTCCAGCATACTGGCAGTAACGGCGACCTCGGCAGCAAGCCCCACAGTGCTCTTGGACAACGGGCAGGTCCGCCCGTCCCGTTGGGGCGCATCCTCGGCAGTGCCCCAGTCTGATCGTCCGCCAAAACCGAGGTCAGCCGATCCTCCAGTTTGGAGACCGTCTTTGCCAAACAGGTCGAACTGTTGCCTAGAGATTGCACGGCGTCGTGAACGGCGGACGATCTTTTGGGGCCTCGTTGTCGCCCTCAAGCATGTCAACTTTGCCAGAGTTTAACATAGTAAGTTCCTCGGTTAGGTAATTACCACTGCTCGTCGTTGTCCTGACCCTTAGGCTCCTCACCCTTTTTCTTCCTCAGCTTGTCGGTCTCCCGACGCAGCCGGGCGAACTCCGCCTTCTCCTGCTTGTACTTTCTGTGCCAGTATTCGTAGGACTTGTGGTTGCTAAGCGCAGCCTCCATCCGGTTTGCCAGCGTCTGCGCCTCCTCGATCAGGCCCGGCAGGTTACAAAAGTTGCGGATCTTGAAACAGGTCCTCATCTCGTTGAGGACATCACACAGATACCTCGCTGGCATAAGCTTTCCTCACCACAGTCTACGGTTCTAAGATCCCCAGCGGGTCGGGTATTGGGCGCAGGGCCGGTGTTGGCCCTGGGCGGGTGTAGCGGATCAGGTACGGGTACTGCTCCAGCAACTTCTTGTCCGTACCGCTGCCCTCGAAACTAACCCCTGGGTCCTCGACCGGCAGCTTGTCCCAGTCTTTAGGCACTGGCACTCGTTGGTCGACCAACCACTCCACGCCCCGTTCTTTGGCCCACTCGCGTATCCGCCGCACCGGGATCATAAAATTGAAATTGTCAGTGCCGCGAATACCACGCGTTAGCATTCCCACGTACTCGCCGGTATCCTTCTTAACCAGCAGCCCGCCGCTGCTGCCACCCACGGCCATGCAAGTAGTCTGGTCGTACTCCTGGCCGTCGATCAGTCGGCCGATGGACGCCACGATCCCGTCGGTCAGTGAGTTAGCCCCGTACTGCTGCCCACCCGGCGAACCGCAGTGGTAAAGATCGGCGCCCACAGAGGGGATCTCGTCAGAAAGCCAGAACACAGCCCCATTGTCTGAAAAGTTCCGTTTCCTTACCAGCAGAATGGCCAGATCGTTGTGTTTGGAAAACTGGTAAGGCTGAGCGTCCATCTTGCTTTCGCCCACTCGGCGGCCGTCCTCAATCTCCTCACGAACCAAGTGACAGTCCTTAAAGGTAATCCTCTGCCGCTTGGTGCCCGTGCGCGGGTCCACGATCTCCTCCTCCTTTCGCAGTACGTCAACCACGTGGGCCGCCGTCCAGATAAAGGTCCGTCGCGACCCGTCGGGCATCACGCGGGTGAACAACGCTCCAGACCCCTCCTTGGTCCGGTAGCCGCCCTCGGCCTTGATCGTCACGGAGATCTCTTGCAGATACGGTGCGATCTGGTCCTTCGGCGGCAGTTGGTTCGGTTCGCCCGCGTCGGTCGCCGCCATGACAACCCCCAACAGGACAAGTGCCAGCATCGCACTTCTCATCACTCAACCTCCTTACGTGAAACGTGGTTTGCCGCCGCTACGTTGCGGCGGGTATCTTTGTCTCTCTAAAGCAGCTCCTCAGACAATGCCGCAGTCTCCCAGCCAAGGTCGCCGGAGCAAACGAACGACCAAGACTCTCCGCCCAAAACACGGTAAGAGCGAAACGGCCCAGACACACGTGTAGAAAATCACACCACATCCTTGCGCCCAGACGCTCCGCAAAGACATCCCTAGCAACAAACACTCGGCTCGTGGCCCACTTGGTGGACCAGCCCGGCGTGCTCCAGCTCGGCCAACTCCAACAGGCTGACCCCAACATTGCCAGTAGCCGCCAGAAGGGGTAACCCGAATCTCCGGCCTCGGCGATAGCCCGGGGAACCTCCCTCCCAAATTTCGTCAGTTGCTCCTTGAACATGGTCGTCTCCGTACTGCTGCGTCTGTTGGCACGTTAGTTATTATACAATGGATTGTGAAACCTCTTTCAGAATTTTCCGAAAATGCTGGTTTGGTGAACCTCGGTAAGCCGGGGGTCCTAACCCTCAGGCACACTGCGAAATGCGTAGTTTTGGAGCTAACCCCCACTTGTTGAACTCGTCCAGCATCAGCCCATACAATCGGCTTGTCCATCTTGGTGTAGTCAGCACAGAATCGTGGATGGTGAACACAGGCATCTCAGGATGCTCGATCATACACCGCCAGATAACCCCATCGATGACAAAACTGCTCTCGGCCCGCTGCAGGATCTTGGCCAGCAACGTATGGTCGCCCCGCTTTACGTCCCGGATAAATTCGTATACCGTCGGAAACAGTCGGCAAAACAATTTTGAGTACGTAGTCTGTCGGCGAGAATTGCGACCGTAGAAGATCTCGCGAAAGAGTTTTTCTTTGAACGCCTTTCTGTCCTTGATGCCACCACCAGCCTGTTCTGCTATGTATTCGTACAGCCTGCCCGAGTTGGCTAGACCGAAAAATCGGAGCGCGTCGTCCGGCAAAATGTCAAATCGTCTCCTACGGGGGAGCCCGGGGGTTGAGAAATTCTTAAATTTAGAAGTATAAGAGTTAATAAGTTCAATAGCGCATAGCTTAGAAGCGCATTGAGGAAGACAATAAGTATCAGAATGACAAAGCGCATCAGCGCATTGTGGTTGGTAATAATCATAG